CGGGCTTTAAAAAGCCCGCCTTTTTCTTTAGCTGCATACCTAAATATAATTGTATGGTAGTAACTCCACTTATAGCAAGTTATGGGTCTTCTTACGGTAGATATGGCGGAACTAAGATAACGAATTATACGCCAACAACCGGAGAAATTAATCAAGATAAATTAAATAAAAATCTTGAAGTTGATGGTGTTCAATTTAATTTATTTGAACAAATAGTTAATGATTATGTTTTGGCACAATTAGGGCATCCTATTGTTACTGTAGAATTAACTCCTTTCCAAATAAAAACTTGTATAGATGAAGCTGTATCTAAACTAGATTATCATTCACCTCAATGGGCTAATCAATTTGCAGTGTTTGATGCTTCTTCAGGACAAAACGTCTATGAACTACCTCAGTTCATAATGAATAATTTAACTTATGTTGGTTATAAGAAAGATATTCTTGGATTAAATTATACTCCAGGTTCTTTAGCTTTCGATATGACATTAGCTTTTTTTAATACCAACAGATTTTTCCAGGGTGGTGGTATTGGAGACTTCTTCTTAACTCAACAATATCTAAAGATAATGAGAAGAGTCTTATCTAATGATGGTGGTTGGAATATTATTAATGGTAAATACCTTCAATTATATCCTGGCCCCACTGAAACTCCAACGCCTGTAATTATTGAATATAGGGCTATAGATTCTGGAACTATACACCATGCTTATCTAAGTTGGATTCAGAGATATGCTTTAGCTTGTGCAAAGGGAATTCTAGGTAGAATTAGAGGTAAGTATAGGACGGTCCCTGGTCCTGGTGGAGGTGCTCAAATGGATGGTGGCGTTCTTGTTCAAGAATCATCACAAGAAAAGAAAGAACTAATGGAGGAATTGTTGCTTGAAATTGAAGAAAGGCCAATGTTCTCACTAGGATAAAATGACTACCTTCGGAAAATATAAATCAAATATTAGTGTTGCCAGCACCGACGAATACGAAAGTCCTTTTAAATTATTTAATAAGGTTAGTGATCAAAACTTATTTAATATTATTGATGAGGAACAAATTAAGTTAGGTGGATCGCCCCTAATGATTTATAAGTATTTTCAAAATAAAGAAATAGATGATGTTTATGGTGAAGAGAGAAATAAGGTTATATCCAGTAAACCAATTAAAGTTTATGGGCATTATGAGCCAAAAGCAATTGAAGAGAATCTAACTCAATTCGGTATTGAGTTAACGAATGATCAGCAATTTACTTTCAATAAGAGTTACATTGAAAGAAAACTTGGAAGACCATTAATTGCTGGTGACATCATTAAACCTGAATTTCAAAATCTAAAATACGAAGTGTACGAAGTTCAAGAAGATAGTTTTGAAACCTATGGGGTTTATCATCTTGTGTGTAGTGCAAAACTATTAAGAGATTCGGAAGATATTCATCGTCAAAATGTTCCAACATCAGATCCAATAAATAGCAAAGTTTATGTTGGTTATGATGCTGAGGAGTCAGCACAAGAAGTGAGCACTATTGGAGACATTGAAGAACTTATTTCAACACCTATTACTGTTCCATCAAAACCAATATCTTGTTATTTTGAATTACAAGATATTTATGGCAATATAGAAAACTTACCCACAACAGCATTATAATGGCAATACCAATTAGTAATAAGGTCTTAGCTCAAATAGTTGAAAAAACTAACTCTTCAACAGGAATGTATACTCAAGAAGTATACAAAGATACTTTGAGGTATTTAATCAATGTATTTAGTAATGTATATTATATTGATAGGAATAATAATTCTGTTAAGATAAAATGCTTTCACGGTAATCAAGAAAGAGCTATCGCCAAATCAACAGTAGGAGATAACATCACTCTTCCAGTAATAACTATTGTTGAAACAACTACAGCCAATAATGACCAGAGAAGGCGATATAGCCCTATTCTAGCCCATGAAACCTACTGGGATAAGAAGAAGCAGCGGGCAATTAGATTGCTTAGTATGCCGCCAAGGCCGGTCGATATAAGTTATGAAGTTAATATATGGACTAAGTATAAGCAGGATATGGATCAAATAAGAGAGTATATCTTTGCTTTATTTAATCCAGATTTGGAAATTGAAACTAAGCATGGGTATACAAACAAAGCTTTTATTTTATCTGAATCTAATACAGAACAAGCCGAAGCTACCGATACCCAAGATAGAGTTTTAAAGAAATCTATAACTTTAACTGCTGAAACGTATATACCAAATCCTAAATTTTTATATACTTCTACAGGAAAAATAGAAATCTTTAATTATGAGATAGATTTAGATGAAACTTAAGTAAATAAAAATTAACTTATTTTAATTAAAAATTTTAAGTTAAAATTCATTTCTGTAGGGGTAAATACTATTAGGGATTTTATATCATGGCATCAGCAAGCAAATCAAATACTAATTCAATACAGCCAGATTCGGTTGTAATGAAATCAATTAAAAATTATTCTGTCCAGGGTTTATACATAATTCTGGAAGGGGAAGACGGTGGCGAGCACATATGGCTTGAGCCAAAACAAATAGTTAGAGTCCCTGAGGCTCGTATAACTCAACAAATTAAAAACCTTCATAGACGAAGGATTGTTCAAATAAGTAATTAAAGGATAATATTTAAATGGGCGCTATACCTACTAGTCCTGCTGTCGTATTCCTAGAAAAGGATAATTCTGCATATCCACCAAATATTGATTCATCAGTAGTTGGTCTTGTCGGTTTCGCCACTAAAGGCCCTACCGATCAAGCTACTTTAATAACTAGCCAAGAGAATCTAATTCAAACTTTTGGTAATCCAAGTGAAAGCCTTGAGGGTCAGGGATTAGAGGGTGCCTTAGAAATTCTAGAAACCACTAATCAAATAAGATACGTAAGAGCAATACCAAGCGATGCTAAGAATGCATCATCTACCGTTCAATTTGGTGCTTGCCCAGCCATCTTATTTGCTGCAAGTGGATTCGGATTATCAAGCAACTTATACTTAAAAGTAAACTTAGTTGATCAAGATGGTGTTACTGTATTAAGTGATAAAACTTATAGCATCCCATCTTCAACTACCAATACTTCAAATGGCCTAACCCAAGCTTCAGCTTTAGCAAAAATATTTGGAACTGGGGACGGGACAGAAGATAAGTTAAGTATAATATTTGATTCATCAAATGATACTAGTGGTTATCTAGTTGCTACTTACGCTGGTAGGAATGCCTACTTGAATGTGTCAGCATTCTCATCTACCACTTATACTACGGCTGGTTTGTGTCCATCTGCGTTTAAACCAGTAACTGTAAGTGATGGAACTTTAGGTTCATTTACTAGCTTTGGAACATTCTATGGCTTAGATTTGTCTTCAGCTAGATTATCATATCAAGTTCAATCACTATATCAAGGAACTGGATATAACCTATCAAGTGATTTAAACACTGGGCAAACTTTAGGCAATAGCATCACTGTTCAATCTGGTGGTGGTGCTAAGTCATTGCTAAATGTAAATAATGATGGAATATCCTCTGAAACTTATAAAGTTTCATTGCTCAATGATTCTACCTTTATTGAAAATGTAATAAACGTTGGAACTACTAATGCAGTTTCAGATTTTATTAAGGGTGAAATTTATGTAAGCGGTGCCGCTTCAACGAATACTCCGCTAACCTACTTCTCTGATACTATAACTGGTATCGGAGTTAATAATGTTATCGTTGTCGATAGAAATAACGTATCAGTTACGGGAGCAACGCCAAGATTCGTTAAGTTGAAGAATGGAACTTACAACCTTAGTGGCGGAACCAATGGAACCATGAGTGGATCTACTGGAACCACTGCAATTACTGGTTCACAATCTAGCAAGACTGGCATGTATGCTTTAGATGATGATTTACTAAATATCTCTATGGCTGCTGTCCCAGGTATATTTACTCAATCAGTTCAAAATGCTCTAGTTACTCTTGCTGAGACTTCTCAAAATTTCTTAGCAGTTGTTGCTCCACCCTTCGCAATTGATACTGTTGAAGAAGCTACGGACTGGATGAATGGTAGGGACTCAACCTACAGAACCGCTGCCATCAATAGCTCCTGGGCTGCTGTGTTCTGGCCACACGTTCAAGTATTCGATGTCTTCTCTGCTAAGGATAGATGGTATGATCCAGCTATCTTCGCTCTAAGACAGATGGCATTCACTGATAATGTCGCTGAGACTTGGTTCGCTCCTGCTGGATTTAGAAGAGGTAGATTAACCAAGCCAACGGCAACTGAAGTTCCTTTGAATCAGGGTGACCGCGATTCATTGTATACTAACAATATAAATCCAATCGTCAACTTCTCACCTGAGGGTATAACGATCTTCGGACAAAAGACTGCCCAAAGAGCAGCAACTTCTTTGGATAGAATTAATGTAAGAAGATTAATGATTTACCTTAGAAAAGTTCTATTGCAAACTGGCCGTATTGATCTCTTTGAGCCCAACGATGAATTTACTTGGGATATAATTAAAGATAAGGCTGAAGCCTTACTCTCAGATATTCAAGCAAGAAGAGGTATTACGGATTTCAGAGTAATCTGCGATAGCACTGTAAACACTCCAGTGAGAGTAGACAGAAACGAGCTTTGGTGCAAGATCCTCATCAAACCAACGAAGACTGCTGAATGGATCATATTTGAGGTCAATCTGACTAATCAATCAGCTAAATTTAGTGGATAATAAAAATGGTTCAAAGTTATTATAAAAATACTTATCGTCCGTTTAAAGCAGGTGAAAGTCTTCCAAAGATTTCTACCTCTCTCGACTCAGTAAGGTCGTATCAGTTTGAGGTGCAATTCTTTGGATTGCCCCCAAACATTGCTGGGCAGCAGCAAACTGATCTTACTTTGGCTGCTAAACAAGTTGGATCTATATCTTATGGTGTAGATGATATTACGGTTGCCAGAGTTAATGATAGAGTATTCTATCCTGGAACTCCAACTTTTGACGCTGTGACCATAACCTTCGATAACCTTTACCTGCGTAGAACTTGTTCTACCCTGTGGAACTGGTTTAAGACCATTTATGATCCACTAGCTGGAGATATAACTCCACTAGCTGCTCCTGGTGGTGCAGGCAATAAAGCTTTCAAAGCTAATAAACTTAGAATTATTGAGCTAGACAACACTAGAACTCCACACGCGGCTATCGAGCTTTATGGAGTTTATCCAAAGAGTGTTAGATTCTCTGAGAAGAACTATTCAACCGGAGAATTTGCAACCATAGACGTAGACTTTAGATTCGACTTTATGGATTATTTTAATTACTGATCTAATAGGTAATTTTAAATGTTAAATAGCCTATCCTTAGTGGTAGGCTATTTTGCTATAATAGATTATGAATTATTTTATAGAGCTTTTAGAAAGTTACAGCAAATTAAAACAACGAAAACTAATATTATTAGAAAAGGAATCCCCACAAGTACAGGTTACCGCTAACCCAGAATCTTTAGCGCAGCAAGCAATTAACCAAGCAAAAAATGCTACAAAAGAAAATCCACATATAGCTCAAACTCCAAGAGGAAATCAAATTGCTGTATTTACTACCCAAGATGGGCAAGTAGATTTTACTACATCAGTTCAAAATGGTCAGGCTGGTGGGTTTATTAAATCTGTAAATAATAATTATGAAGAATTTTTATCTTACTTCGGCTCTGATTCCGAAGCAGCACAACCAGGAGAATCCGAGATTGAAGGTGAAAAACCTAAAACAATAAGAACAAAAGCCGAGCCAGGAGATACAGCAGATAAAAATTTTCCAGGACTTGGATTAGGTAAAGTTATAAAAAAGTTTGCTTCGCATCTTACAGACAAGTTCCTAGAAAAACTACAAAAATACGCCCCAGCCGGAGCAAAATATGGTCCAGGTGCAACCGTAGAAAAATTTAGAACATATTTTCTGGGTGCAAAGCCACAGTCAATAGAAAATGCAATTGATAATGCTTCAGTAATTAGATTAAATAAAGATAATAATCAAGTTGAATTTTCTCAAGGTGATGGCATGTCTAGGGAGGATAAAAAGACATTAAAAATTGCTGCAACTAAATTAGAAATAATGACTGGTATTGCTGCTAAGGTTGCAAGGGGTGAAAATCTAACTGGAGAAGATATTTCATTTTTAAAGACTAGTATTAAACTAGTAGGTTCTTGTAGAGCCTTCATGAGCAATAGCAAAAACTTTGGTGATTGCAGAGTAATGTTAGCTGTCAATGGAGAGGGCTCTGATATAGCGGGTGTGGTATTTAGTGATAACAAAGGTCAGATAAAGACCATGTTAAGAATGCTTCAGGAAGGCTCTGAAGGTTACGACCCAACAGATCCTGAAAGTAAATTTACACCAGAAAAAGTAAAGTTATATGAAGACCCAAATGGAAAAGCAATTCAAACTAATTATGCTCACATAATGGAAATAGCAAGCGTCCTTAGACATCATTACTCTAATTGTAATAAAAGTAAAGGTGATGCTAAGTATCAAGCTTATTGTGCCGAGAGAGCTAAAAAATTGGTTGAGAAGTATGGAGAAAAAATGGAATCTATTACTGATATGGTAATAGCATTACAAAGACAAAGAGAGAAAGGTGAAACAGCAGGAATATATAATCCAGAGATAGAGCAGATGGTAGAGTTGTTCAATATAGGGGGAAACAAAGACGCTCTTCAAGCTGTATTTAAACACATACGAAGTGTGACTGATCAATCAAGAGCAAATAGAAATCCATTAACTATCATCAACAGAGGTGCAGAAGTAGGATCTAGCAAGAGAACGGATAACGTAGAAGTTTATAAGACTGAGCAAGAGCTTAAGCAGGCTTTATTAAATAGTGGAATATCCGAGAAAGAATAT